AATACGCCGCCCTACATGTCTTTGGCGTGTTCCGTCCTCTGCCCACATCAAAACAGGCTTTTCCATGTTCTGACGGTTGAGGTGGATGCCCTTGCGCCTACCGTGTGGTTTAACGCTTACCATGAAGCCCAGGCCGTAGCGATCGGGGTAGGTACGCACATAGATGCCGCTTGAAAGACTGCGCTTTGTGCCACTGCCAATGCCACTTTGTCTCAGATTGGAGACTGCCGCCTTTTTCAGGCGGTTTCCCTCCCTGCGCATGGCACTTCGCATAGCCTTGCGTTGGTCTTTCACGTCGAGTGCCTTGTAAACATCGGCAAACGGCTTGTTGATGTCGGTAACGGTTTCTTTCATCGTTCTGGCTGCATATACATTAAGAAAACAGTATTATTCGTTTACCCGTTCACAAACTAAAGTGTTCATACCCCTATCAATGTTTGGGATGATGGCAACCACCGTATAAAGGTAGCCACCTAACTGCTGCACTCTCCAATTTTCTTTAACCGGGTGTGCGTCCCTCACATTAAATTCGGCTCGATAGTCGGGGAAATGTTCGCCCACTTCCTCGCTACGGTTTCCGCTCTGCTTCTTCCTCTCCGCCCATACGGTACGTATAGGCTCGTAGGTTGTCGCTTCCTCGCCGTAGTCGTTTGTTGTCGCCGTAGGCTTCAACAACTGCAAACGATATTTCATTTCTCCTGCTCTCATTCCGCTAATTTCCGATAGGGTTTAATTAAGGCTTGTAGCGAATCAGGCACGGCGTGCATCTGCACGTTACTCACACTTTCACGCTGATTGTACCAATGTGCGCCCAACATCATTATAGCGTGTTTTATGGGGGTAGGTACATCATGTCCGTTACCCATCTGCGCCAATTCCTCTTGGGTTCTATTGGTCGCCGTGATAACTGCGCTTTCTGCTGTATCTAATAGATGCTGCAAATACTCGTCATCATCGGCGAAATCATCAGCCCTTACGTGCTTCTTAAAAAGTGCCAAACTCACTACTGCCATAACGTTATAACTTTATAAATTGTGATTACTTACTTAACCCTTGGTGCCTGCTGCCGCTGCCGGGTCCTTAGACAACATGGCAAACGCCTCCTCACGCAATGTGGTAATAGCGTAGTCGGCATTGAGCACGAAGTCGATAGAGTTCTTACGCGCGAGTGTATAAGGGTCGATGATGATAGACATTTCACCAAACAAGCCCTGTGGGGCATACTTGAATGAGCCGAACAATACCGAACCCTCAGCCACGTATGAGCTACAGAATACCGGTACACCCGAAATCTTGCCGTTCTCATCAACGATAGCCTGGTTTGCACCGCTCCACTTTGGCGTACCCTCCAAAAGTGCCTTTGTGGTCTCTGTCATTACGTAGCAAAGTCCCTCCGGCATGATGTTGGCACCCAAAACAATGCCCTTGAGTGCAAGAAGCTCGGTGAGGGTAGGTGCTTCACCCTTATAAGTCTTCTTGTTAGCTGCCTTGATGTTGACGAATGGGCCTACAAGATTTGTAGCCTTTTCAACCTTTACGGTGCTGAACATGATTTTGTTCATAAGGGCGGCTGCCGCAACTGGCATATACTGGGTACATACAAGCTGCAAAAGGTCGTCGGTCTCGTTGAGTGCTTCACGTGTGATAGGCACGGCTACGCCGATACGCTCAGGCTTTGCCAAAAGCTTGCTTGCCTCGATTTTGGTATCACCCAGTTCCACGCCCTCATCATTGATGGTAGCGGCGAATGTCTCGATTACAGGCCACTGATAGTTACCTTTCAGTCCGGTGAGCAATGGCGAACCGATTGCCGAAAGAATGGTCTTTGCATACAATGGTTCTACGATGTCGCCCATGGTGACCGGTGACGGATTGGTAGAACTGCCCGGGTTGAGATAACCCGAAGTGTTGCCGCTAAAGTCAGAAGCCACGGCGCGGCTGATCTTCAACTCAAAACGCTGTCCGGTCTTGACGCACTCACGCATCTGCTTGTTTACTTCCTCGATGTCCTCACGGCGCATAACCTCTAACGTAGGGGTAGCCGCCTTGATTTTCATTTCGAGGATGTCCATTTCACGGTAAAGGGCTTTACGCTCTCCCTTTTCCGCATCTGTGAAGTCTTCGCGCTCCTTGTCGTTCTCCAGGCCCTGCGCAATTTCTGCGAGGCGGTTTTTGATTACGTCCATGCGCTCGTAGGCTTCACGAAAATTAAACTTTCCTTTTTTCATTTGTCAATGATTAAAATTAGTAACTAAAAAACATATATAGAAGCCGCCTCTACAGATTGCGGCCAACACTTGCTATGCGCTCACGCACCGCATTGATACGTTCACGCTTCTTGCTCTCGTCTATCTGCTTGGGCTTCGGCTGCTGCTCAAACTTGATGCCTGCCGCTTCCACCTCACGTTTGCTTACGTCTGTCTGCTCGTAGGCTGGGTCGGTGGTAATGGTAAAGTCGTAAACGTTGTCAATACGCTTCACGTGGCGCAAAAGAATATCCTCGCCATCGTCGCCTTTCTCGTCCAGACGCTCGTAGCTCACGGCGTTCTCGCTGTCGCCCTCATCGGTGGAATAGATAAATGAGCACCCGGCAATATCACCACGGCTTACCAGTTCCAAAGCCTTGTCGCCGTCAACCGTGTGCGGCATTTCTGCCCAGAACTTCACGCCCACCTTGTCAACTTCGTAGCTTAAAGTACCATTACCCTTGTTGCTGCGTGCCAAAACCAACTGGCGGTCGTGGAACATCGTGAGTTTGATGTCCTGCTTATCCAGCATCTCGCGTGTCACACACCCAGGTTCCAGTACCTCGTAATAGTTGTTCCACCAATCACATAAAAGGCGGCTACGTACACCGAACTTCAGTGCATAGCCCTCAATCGTGCGGCTTTCCGCTCCGTCGGTAGCCTCACGAATGCGAAGCCCCGACACAATAGCTATTGTTCTTTTCTTTTTCATTCTCCGTTGTTTTTATCGTTGTTGTCATTTCCCTTTGCAGCTGTGCCCGATAGCTTTTCACTGCCCAGCGGTGCAAGATTGGTAGAAAGATAAACCGTATCGCCTCCGTCGATGGTAGGTTGGTTTTCCATCCTGCGCCAATCGTTCACGGTGTAAATGCCGCTCTCGATCGTCTTTTTCTGATAGTCGGCGAGTGACTGCAAATCCATTGAGTAAACACCCCGGCGGTCAAACAGAAAACGGCGTTTGCAGCACAAAGACCGCGGTATCAGCTTTCGGGTCAGTTCGCATTCTATACGCTTCAATATCGGGTTAAGCGTGTTGGAAAGAAAAGCCACGTTTGCCATTTCGGCACTTTTGTAGTTGCTGCTCGTATCATCGAACACGAAAGACGGGTGAACGCCAAAGAAACGGCATATCTCTCGCACCGTAAACTTTCGGCTCTCCAAAAACTGCATATCCGTGGAAGAAAGCGAAATTTGCTTAAAGTCCACCTGCCCCGGCAAACTTACTATACGCTCGCCCCGGCTGAAACGGCTATCCACGCTTTCGGCTGTCTTCTCCAGTTCCTTGTCCTGGTACTCGCCAAATCCCGTAGTAGTCTTGTCGTTGCTGATAATGCCGCGAACACTGCCGCCATTGGTAAACCGGTTCTCCGTCTCCGCATCTCCTGCCGTGGCAATATCCATCGTGCGCCTTGCGTGGGTCAGCACGCTTTCACCCCTGCGCCCGTCTGAGGAATGCAAGTAAAGGTGTATGATGTCCTTTTCCTCGAATGTGCCGAACACTCCATTATAGGCATCGGCTATGTAGTAACGGCTGTTCAGTGGGTCGTGGGTCACGGTATGAGGTCGGCAAAGCACTAAGTCGGTCAACTCTCCCAGTACATAGCGTGGGTAGATGTAGGCATTTCCCTCAATGAGCATCAGGCGCACCGCCATCGTCCAGAAGTCAAACGCCGACATTTCGGGTTGAGGCTGCACGGTCAGAAGATAATGCAGATCACTTGCCGTGTCTTCCTGATAGCGTCCATCCCTGCACCGCATGTACTGCAAACGTAGGCTCGCCACGCTCTCGCTTAGAAGCGTCACGCACCGATATACCGCTGCAACCGTCATGGCATCACCGCCCCAGGCTGAAAACACCGCCACACCGCCACCAGTCCTTACGGTGGTGGGGCGCGCGGTGTCGGCTGTGTCAGCACCTGTTGCCTCACGGCTGAAAAATCGTTTTATGTTATTCCAAAATGTTGCCATCTGTCGTTTCATACAAAACCGCCAAAGCTACGACAATTTGAATGCTGTCAACTATCTTACTGTTTTCGCTCCGGCGGTGTTCTGTCCTTTAATTATGAGTAAAAAATCCGAGGCTCCCACGCCAAACGGCTAATGAGCCGCTACAAAAATACAATCGTATTTTGCAAAATCCAAATGCCGTTTGGCGCATCGTGGCACACGTTGGCGCAACGTGGTAAAATTATTAGTTTTTTAAGAAAATAGTTTTTGGCTGTTAGGCTAAAAGGCACAAAAAAGCCGCATCGGGCGTTAACCCGACACGGCTAAAGATAACGCCCTAACGGCGTTTATATAAAGTGAACTTGAAAGCGTAGCGTGTGAAATTCAATATTAAGCAAACTGCACCGTGCTTAGATCGTGCCCGAAAGCATGGATAGCGTCCATTATCTTCTTCACCGTCTTTGGCGATGGATTGCGACGTCCTGTAACGTAGTGGCTAAGCTGCTGTGGGTTTACACCCGTCAGACGTGACAAACCCGCCAATGAAAGCACCTTTGAGTAATAGGCAAGAAATGATGCCATATCATAGACGTAGCACATTTTCACTTCCTCAAATGGCTCATTATGCCGTGCATACGATTTCTTTATGTCCTCGTAGCCACCTTCGAAATAACGTTTGGCCTCTTCCACGCTCTTGCCTGTACCTGTTACCAGATAACCCAAATCATCGGCATCGCTGTAAATGCTATACGTTCCGTCGCTTGCTCTTTCGATAACTGCCTTAACCTGTCTCATTGTTGTATCTCCTTAATGTTCTGTTTATAAATCTGTTTTGTAAAAGACGGGGGCTTAAATAAGCCCTGCCGCCCTCTTGATGCTCCGTAACGTTCCGGTTGCCACTTCCTGCGAATGGTGGTGGCTCATTGGAAACCTTACTCCCGTCTTGGGGTTTATCCATAGCGGATGCCCCGCCTCTGTCTCGCCTGTGTCGTAACACCCGGCTTTCTTTACCAGTCTTTCAAGTTCGTTGTACTTCATTTTGTCTTTTGCTTAATTAAATTTCACGATGCAAAGATAATGATATTTGTTTGAATATCAAAATAAATAGGGTAAAATGTTATTGATATTAATATCATTTAACGAAATAAGCCGCTACACCATTACGATGCAGCGGCTATGTATGTGGGTTTTGGTAATGTCGGGATAGTGTCCCTATGGCTTGTTTGTCACCGTCTTTATAACGGCATCCTCGGTGAGCCATTCAAGCGGATACATGGCATCAAGCAAACCGTGTATTCTCAACTCATAGTCGGGTGGCAGCTCCTCCAGCAACCATTTTACGTAGTCGCGTGTCTGCCTGATCGCATCACGGAACGTGTCGGCATTATATACCGGCATTCCGTCACGGTCTGTTATCACCAGACTTGTAACTTTCTTAGGCTTCTTGTATCTCATCGCAAACCTCCTTTCTTCAACTTGGCATCCTCAATGCTGATGATGTTAGTGCCGTATATCAAAGCCTCCAACGTGTATTGTGCGTCACGAAGTTCTACAGGGTCTATTCTGTGTTGTGGGTCAACCATCATCATAAGGTTGTCGATGTAGTCGTAAACTCCCTCTAAGTTCTTAACAAGCTGCTCGGGTGTGAAATCCTCGCTGTCAAGTATGATGGTGCTCTTTTCCTCTTCTGTATATCGTCTCATAATTATGTCCCTTTCTATATGTTTTGATGTTAATGTATATGTTATATGCTCATGCCCTGAAAGTGGATGCCGTTAGTCGGCATCCTCTATGTAGCAATAGTTCATAAGATACTCCAACGTGCCCTGCACGCTTCGCACCTTGCTCGCACTTACCTTGATGTCCTCGGGCAAACCTGCCATAAGGTCGTTGATGAACTCGTACACCTCGCCGATGTTCTTCTTCAAATCGTCTGCGTCGGTGTTAATCTGGCTGCTCACTGTGATAGTGTCCATGTGCTTTTTGTCTGTAAGTATCATATCCTTATTCTCCTTTATCCGTTAAGTTAAACATTTCGTTAGTGTCCATTCCCATCATCACGCCCATTGCCTTGACAAAACGCTGCATAAGGTCGGTTGGGGTCTGTGGCATCGTTGCCGCCGTCGGTTTGCCCTGCTGAGGCTGAGGCTTTGCCGTCTCGGTCGGTGTCGGTGGGGTGGTAGGGGCTTTTGGCTTGGTCTGCTGTGGCAATGCAAGCTGCTCACGGCTCAACCCTGTGTTGTTGCCGAATGCCGCCAATACCTGTTTGTGTACCTCGCTGCTGATGGACCACGTACGCTTACACATGAGGGCGAAGCCGCCAACTGTAATGTAATAGCATCTGTTGGCTCTCTTGCAATTGGTCTTCTTCGCCCAATCGTCCGACTTGATGAACATACGGCTTGGGCGGCTCGAATACTTGAACATACGCTGCACGCTGTCCATCACGTCGCCATGTCTGCGCCCTGTCAGTCTTGCCAACGTGCGTGAACTAATTACGCGCTTGCCGTTCATTACCTCCACGATGCCGTCCTCTGTTGTGGCGGCTGGCTGCTCGGTGGTCTGTGGCTCGGCCTGGCCCTTTCTGCTCTTGGCTGGCGGCATAGCTGCCACGCGTGCATCAATCGCCGCCTCCTCTCGTTCCTCACGCTCCAGAAGCTTCTCGTACTCGATGGCTTCCTTTCTGTCGTGCTCCTCAATGGCTTTTGCCATCTGCTCGGCTCTTATCTTAGCCTCCATTTCGTTGAACGCCTTGATGTAAGCCTCTTTCCACTTCGCTGCCGTCTTTCCGGTAAAACCCATAACAAGAAACATAAAGCCATCACGGGTAATGTAATACATTGGCAACTGCTTTTTGATGTTGCCATTTTGGTAGTCGATTTTAGAAAGCGCAAAATTTCGCTCTCTAAATTCTTCGCTGCAATCCAACGACTTAACGGCTTTCAGAACATCTTTGTGCTGCTTGCCGAAAACCTCCGCTACTCTCAAAGATGTAGTAACGGCGTGCTCGTTTTCTACTGCTACCAAACTTAACTCTTGGTCGGTGGGTGCAACCTGCACCACTTCCGTTACCTGCTCTACAGGATTTTGATTTGATACGTTACTTGACATCGCATTTGTATTTTAGCAAAAACAAAAAGGCCGTGCTACGTGTTGCTAAGGCTTCAAATGCGAACACCTCCGGGGCATTTCTGCTACCCGACACGGCACGGCTATCTCTTTATATAGAAATATCCTATTAATTTTATTATGGTATGGATACAAAAATAGCCGCTACGTTACGGTGAACGGCGGCAACATCTGTACCGCATTTGAATTTTAAGCACTGCAAAGATACATAAAAAAGTTTAAAGCACCAAAGAAAAACAAAGAAAAGTTACTTACTTATCCCAAAATTTTGTATTTTTGCAGTATATTTACATAAATTCAATAATTATATGGAACTTGAAACATTAAATACTCTTTTGAAAATCTACGGTTTGGTTATTACCGTGGCTGCTATTCTTATGTATATTAAGCAATGGCAAATGGCAAGTGATATTAGGGCATTACGTAATCATTTTATAAAAGAAGACAAACAAAATAAAGAGCCGATAGCCCCAACATCCATAAAAGAACAAAACGACTATGATAAACGCTTAGACGATGTTGAACCCGGCGATTTTGTTAAACGACTTTATGATGGTAAGAAAATGAAAGTAGAAGCCGTAAACGATGGTCTTATTACATGCTATGCTGGAGTTATAGACGGGACTCAATCATACCCAAAATCATCTTTAGGCTTTATAGAATACGAAAAATAATAGCAATGGTAAAAATAATTATCGTTATAATGGTCTTGGCTTGTTTGTTTTATTTCTCGGCAAAACATGAGAATGAAAGACGAATTCGGGCAAGACGAAAAATGTTGTTAGAAAAATCACAAAATAGCAACATACGTGAATTTAGTATAAAAGGCATCAATTTTCGAGAATTAGACGATACTATGCTCGGTGATTTTATGGGCTATGTCCGTGCCTTAAAATCCAATCCACATGACAAATACGCTATTGGAGTGTATGTCGGTAATAAAAAAGTAGGTTTCTTGCCAAGAGGTAACAAAGAACTACACGAAAAGATAACGGCAAATGGTGGCACTGCTGGGGCTGAGGGCTACATTGCCAAAGGTGAAAGCGAAGATGGCAGATTGTTCTACTACGGCAAAGTAAATGTTTTAGGTGTTTAATCAATAATAGAAAACAGACATGAAAAAGATATTATTTTTATTGTTTGCCGTTACGTTGTTCTGCTGCTGTTCATCAGACGATGGCGACGGCAACAACCTAAACGGCTTTGAAAAGTATGAGGGAACTTGGGGCCCCGTGGTATATACGATTAAAGGCGAAGAACATTTATGCAATCCCGAATACCCGGATATAAATAATATTCCTCGCCTTATATTTCTAAAGTGGCATGACAATGAAATCATAATGCGTACCGAACACTATTATAAGGGCGAATGGAAACACGTTAGTGATAAATCCCTATTTTGGCACAATGGCGGTTTTTACAAAGTGAAGTTGGTTGGCTCTTCCACTGTAGAAATGGGCGAACCATCACTGCGTGTTCGGTGAGTCCACAATCCGCGGCGTGCTGATCGAGATGCAGATTTGTATGCGTGAGCTGCTGTTGGAAGGCAAGGCGGTACGCCTCGACGACCTCGGCATCTTCCGCATTGGCCTGGAAACCTCCGCGGCTACCACCGCCAAGGAGTTTACCGCCGACAACATCAAGGCTGTACGCCTTAACCTCTATCTCGGCAAACGCTTCCGTGCCGCTGACCTCTACAAAGATGCCAAGTTCCGTGAGGCTGGCAAGTATGATGGCGGCGGCGACGATGGCGGCGAGACTGCCGGTACCCACGATGAGGGTAGCAACACCAATGGCGGCAATTCGTCAGGTGACGGCGACACCAGCGGCGGCAATATGTCGGACGGCGGTGGCTCCACCGATGATTCAAACTATGTTGAGCTATAGTAATGGCTTCTGTAATCAGTGGCGAAATATCGTCAGAAATGCCGTTTTTAGGCGTTTTGACGGCATTTCGCCACTTTTCCGTATAGTTTTACCTCTCGTAGGTATAAAGTAGCCCTAACGTCATTAAAAGCGTTATCGCCCCATCTATCTTGCGGTATTGTGACACTTTGAGCGGCTTTTTGTTCTCCAGATTGTCGGTATCTATCACGCAATTCTCCAAACAGAAAGCATTAATAGGGTTGTTGTTAAACTCTATCTTTACCGGGTCGCTCCATGCAAGCATCTCGAAACTTTCTACTGGTAGGTTAAAGTTTCCGTAGGTCTGACTAAATGGGGTTAGCACGTTCCTCGCTCCGACTGACTTTAAGATACTCGTTAGCTCCTGCGCCTTGTAAGCATCATAGCCGATACGGATAATATTAACTAACTTACTGCGCCTTAATATATCCTCGGTAATCATCGCCGTGTCTATCTTCTGCCCTTTGCAGAAAATAAGATACCCTTTTTCATTCCAAAGCCTATAAAGCTGCTCATTGGGATGCCCTTTTAATGCTCCCTCCGGGAAATAGTAATCAGTATGCGTGTAAAACTTCTTATTGCCCGATAGGTACACGGTATAAGATACTGCGCTGAAATCATCATGCACCGACAAATCAAACGCTACGGCACAATCTGGGCGGCCCTGCACCTGATCTATACAGAAATTGCCCAATAATTCTTTTGCCTTTTCGTGTGTAAACCACGTTTTTTCGTCGTTTATCGTGAAAATATTAAGCAATTTCGTGCGAAAAGCCAACATATTTTCGGCTGATAACTGGGCGGTCTGATACTCATTTTCGTAGTAGTCCGGTTGCACCGTGATACCCAAATGTGGCTGCACCTTTGCCCACGTCTCCGGGCTATCCTCCTCATCGTCCACATCAGGCATGAATATGGATGCAAACATGGTGTCGCTTTCCGCCTCACCTCGTAGTACTGCCATCACTCCGTCGAGTTCGTGGGCAAATGGGCCATCTACCACATCGCTTGCCGTGGTGATAATGATAGTTAGCGGCTCACGCCTTGGCCCCATTGATGTTGTCAATACGTTTTTGAGGTCTGCGCCGTTCTTGCCTGCCGTGTTCCGGGCCTGTGCGTACTCGTCCATTATCACCAATGAGGCAAACAAACCATCTTTGGTTTTGGCGTTGGCGGTCAAACATTGTATGAGGCTATCACGCCCACGGTCTTTGAAAGTAATCTTTTCACGATTAACCCTAAAGTGCTTTTCCTTGGGGTCAATATCAAACATGATGTTTCGTATCTCATCAAAACAGATTTTCGCCTGATCGTAGCTATTTGCGCCCACGTATGCCTGGGCATTGTTATCGCCGAAAAGCATATCATAAACCGCCAAAGCTGCGCACGATGTCGTTTTACTGAACTTTCGAGGCACGAATAGGTAGGCGGTACGTATCAGTCTGCGCCCATCGTCTCGGGCAAAGCCGTAGATATTGGCAAACTGGTAGGCTTGCACCGGGGTTAGCTTATAGCGTGTGCGCCCTCGGATGCCGCTAAACCGCAAAGCCTCGTAGAACTTGAAAAAACGCTTTACTCGCTTGGGCTTCCAATCGTACTTATCAAGCATCTGCAAAAAGCGTCTTACTCCCAATATCTCATACAGGTTGTGTGCGTCTGGGTGGTCTATCACTCCAAACACATAATCGCCGATACGCTTATCTGTTTCAATAAGCGCACGGCGGTAGCGGTCGGCGTATATACTGCGCCCCTGCTGCAACTGCTCCGATACCTCGGCTTTCAGTTGTCGAAATCTTTCTTTTTCTTCCTCTGTCATTCGTCGCCCTCCTGCATCGCTGCCATAAAGTCGTTAAAACTATCGTTGTCGCTCTTTCGTTCCTTGCTCTCGGTGTTCATACCCAAAGCCCTTAACGCTTTCTGTCCCTGCTGCAACAACTCGATATATAGCTTTTCTTTCGGGTCGATCGTCTTGCGTTCGTTGCCCTCCCGGCTATACTCCACGTTTACGGCCTGGTGTCCGTCTGCCATGATCTCATCGCCCAAAATGTCGGCACGTACCAACAACTTAGCCGTAATATCCACTTGGTATGTAAGTTCGGCGGTATATTTGCCTTGCTTTTTTAACAACTTCACGATATACGCTTTTTTGCTCTTAATCTTGGCGGCTATCTTCTTGTTGTCTTCCTCGGTGGATGGCTCCGGCAAAGTCTGGCTAACTGGCAATGGGTCGGCGGTCTTTGGCTGCGCCTTGTCGCTATACCCTCGTTTCTTGCCCTTGGTCTTCAGGTAGAAGATAATAGCCGTTGTGTCGTTGGCGTTAATCGACTGCATCAACTTGCTTTCGACAAAATCTACCTGCGTCTCGGTGATCTCGTCCACTTTCTCCCTAAACTCTGGGTCGGCGTTGTACCATCGGTAATAAGTACTGCGCCCTATGCCTATCGCCTCGCACGCTGTGGCTATGATGCCGTAGCCCTGCGCCAAAGCCTCCAAAAACTTTTGTTTCTTTTCTTCCATGCTGCGTTACTTTTCAAATGAGCGGATGCCGTCGAAGTAGTCTTTGTAAAACTCAAACAGTCCCTTATCAACTGTTATACTTCCCTGCTCCGTTCTTGGGTTAGTGTTAATGTTTGCGCTTGTCTGTATGCCGAAATAAAAGCCCTCATCGTAGTTGCACCCTGAGTATATCTTGCTGTGGTTCTTGAATACTGCGGCACGTCCTGCCTCTGGGTGTTCCTGATAGAACTTTTGCACCATCTGCCACTCAATCTTATAGCTGCCCGGGAATATCTCGCCCAAATACATATCAAGTTTCTTAATGCGCCCTTGCTCGTACCATTGCCGTACCTGCAAAATATCCTCTGCCGCCATGCACCATGTAGATAACAAACAATAGTCCAAATCATGCTGATTAAGCACCACTTTCAGGTAACTAAGGCTATCCACGTCCCCGGCGGTGATAAAATTGTAGGTGGTATGGTCTTGCAGCTTGACGTACTGCATTGCCTCCAATAACTTGACCTCACTAAATGCCCGGCGGTACTCGTAGCGTTGCGATAACTCGGTACACTCCTTTGTACGTCTGTGCGCTCGCTTTGCCTGGGCGGTTGTCTCGGCTGTGGTTTCTTCCGGCTCCACCTCATCGGGTGGGGCTCGGGTCTGACCTGCTCCAAAGCTGCCAAATCCAAAGCCTGTGCCATCTTGGTTTCCAAACTTCATAAATATTGCTTTTTATTATTAACCTACACACGTGGGCGTTTTTATATCGTGCCAACTATGCCGGGGCTTTGCATCTGGGCAAAATCCCCCACGGCCCAAAAATCGGCTCACGTGTGGAAAAGGGGGTTGGTGAGGTTTAACCGGGGGTGTACCCCATTTAAAAAATAGGCCCCCGGGTCTCACCTTGCAACCTCATTTCAAAAATTTATTCACAAATCTTTTCAGGTGCTCTTTGGCTCGGTTCTTTGCTTGAACTTTGCCACACCTGCCCATATCCGTATGTACCTTAACGTGGCACTCATGGCATAGGGCTTTGAGGTTAAAGTAATCAAACATCAGGCGTTCTTTTTCCTGCTTTGTTAGTCCATCCTCAACCGGGATAACGTGGTGTACCTCGGTGGCGGCTGCCACTCGGCCCAATTCCTCGCACCTCTCGCATAGTGGCGTATCGTTGAGTTTGTCACGTCTCAATCGTAGCCACTTGGCCGTATGTATCAGCCTTATGTAATCTTTATCCTTTGCCATACTCTAATATTCATCTTTGATGGTTATTGTTGTGTGATACTTCTTTACAAGATAGTTGAGGCCGTCCAACAAAGATTGCTGTACGCCCTGCTTACCACTTAATGCCGTGTTGGCTCTCTCATCTACGGTGTTGGCACAAATCAACTTATACACCTGTACTGGGTACTGCTGCCCCTGTCGGTGTAATCGTGCGTTGGCTTGTTGGTATAACTCCAGATTCCAACCTGTGCCAAACCATACGATATAGTGCCCACCTTGCTGCATATTCAAGCCAAACGCCGTGCTCATAGGGTGGGCCAATAGTACGTCTATCTTTCCGTCGTTCCACTCTTTCAACTCCTTTTCGCCCTCGTATGACTTGACGGTATAGCCTTTCAGTTTCTTGGTGATACGTGTTACATCATGCTTGAACTGGTAGAAGACTAACACATGATTGCCGTTTGCGGCTTCCACGATCTCGGCTAACTTATCCAACTTCTCATCGTGTATTTCGTGTACGTCCTTGGCTTCATCGTATATCGCACCGTTGGCGAACTGGCTTAACTTATTCATCAGCCCGGCGGCACTATTCGCTAAGATATTGGCATTTTCCCCGGTATGCAATTCGGTAAACTCCAAAACCTTTTCTTTTTCAAATTTGTTGTATGCCTCCATCACCTTTGACGACAAAGTAAGTTTGGTTTCGTGGGTGATCATGTCCGGCAACTGCAAATAGTCCTTTGCTTGCATTGATAGGCAAATATCAGAAATCTTGTTTTTGATGATGTCCTCACACCCCTTTTTGATGTCACAACGTACTACTATGTCGTTATGCTTGTGGGTATCAAAGTAGGTGTCACGATACTTCGTTACGCTCTTGCCTAAACGTTCGCCCATGTCTATACAGTACATTTGTGCCCATAGGTCTATCAGTCCGTTAGGTGCTGGCGTTCCTGTAAGTCCGATAACTCGACTAACCGTTGGTATGGCTGTACGCATTGCCTTAAATCGGTTTGACTTAGGAGATTTGAAACTCGTTAGCTCATCAATCACCAACACATCAAATGGCAACTGACCGCCATACTTACCAACTAACCAAACAAAGCTATCACGTCCGATAACGTAGATGTCGGCTTTAGATGCCAATGCCAAATTACGCTTTTTCTCTGTGCCCATCACCTTTGCCACTTTCAGGCTTTGCAAATGATTCCACTTTTCTGCCTCGGTAGTCCATGTTGTTTCGGCTACCTTTTTCGGTGCTACCACCAAAGTACGGCTAACCTCGCAATCGTCCATTAGCTGTTGTATTGCCGTTAAGGTCGATACCGTCTTACCTAAACCCATATCAAGAAACAAACCGCATCGTGGGTGGTCTAATATCCACTGCATTGCCGTTTTCTGATATTCGTATGGTCTGTACTTCATTGCTCTGCCCTCCAAACTTTAATTAATTCGTCGATTGCCTGTTTGTTGTCGATTGTATAGACTTCGTGGCCCATGCTTACCAACTCATTTTGTCTTATGGTTTGTATCTTCGTTGGCTTCTTGCCTTTACTTTTCAACTCCACCCAAACAACCTTACCACCATGTAGGCATACCACTCTATCAGGATAACCCACCATGTTTGCATTTGAGTATTTGAGGCAAAGGCCGCCAATGGCTTTCACCTCTTGCACCAAATATTTTTCTATCGCCTTTTCCGATACCTCGGCGTGGCGTGTTATTGCTTCTAACTTCTTCATATTTTCAACTTTCGCCCTGTAAACATTCAATTTTCAACTTTTCTATATACGTGTACGTATGTGGGTAAATATATAGTTTATATAGGTATATAGTATATATAACACTACTATCCTACTTATACTATATTTTATTGTTTACATTGTTTACATATATAGTTATATATTGATATTCAGCACTTTAGACGTAAACAAAAGTGTAAACAAAGGTGTAAACAAATAAACTATCTATTGTTTTTGTTTACTTTTCCTTTTTTTATCGTTTCGGCCTTTATAGCCCTGTAAACAACTTCGTTTACATTTTCTTTGTTTACGTCTTCATTGCCTTATAGGTCGCTTTCGTCGTCTTCTTCTGGTCTGCTAAATGCCCTTTGTGTTCCATATATCGGAAATCTTGCAGACGATAATTTTAGCCAACCTAAATCGTCCAATACCTTATTAACCCTACGTGCTTCGTACTTATACCCTTTATCTGAAATGTTGATGCCCATCATTTCGCAAAGAAATTCAGCGGCGCACACCTTGGTACGTATTTCTACACCTGTTTCGTCTAATGGGTCGGGGTTCTTTATGTATGCCCGGCGGCGGTTTAAGTCCCATGTATTCCAGTCGGTCGGTAGCTTCATATCCAAAAACTCCTGTACTAAACCCTGTAATGGGTCGTCGCAATTGTCGTTAAATTGCTGCTGTCGTTTCTTGGCTGCTTCCTCCAGACTATCCGACAAAGCCAATTTCTCACCGTCCTTATATCGTTGCACGGCCTCTGCCCATAACTGGTTACGATCGGCTTGCAAAGCCGCACGGAAATCGGGGTACTTTCTGTACTTAGCATCAACCTCAATTACCCAAAAGCGGCGGTTTCCGGTCTCGCCCTTTAAGAAATATGTTTCGTTGGTCGTACCGCAAAAAACGCATTGCCTCGGGTGGGATTCCATCACACTACCATACGCCGGGCGGTACATATCATTCTGACGGCTTATGTAGGCTTTCACCTGCTCGACGTCTGAACGCTTGATACTGCCCAACTCCGGTAACTCGATAACCCAACCGTTCCGGGCTTGCTCCATGCCTTTTGTACCCTCCATCGTTACCAAACTATCGCTAAACCAATCGCCGCCCATCACATTGAAAAGCGTCGATTTACCGATACCCTCGGCTCCGGCGATAATCAGGCAATAATCATACTTGCACCCTGGGTTCATCACTCTTGCTACTGCCGCCGTAAAATGCTTACGTGTCATGGCTCTGTTTAGCTCATTATCTTCTGCACCTACGTAATCAATAATTAGGCGGTCTAAGCGTGGCACGCCGTCCCATTTAAGACTATTGAGGTAATCACGTATTGGGTGTACTCTGTGACGTGTGACGACTGCCACTAAAGCATCTTTGATTTTGTCTTTTCCAGTCACTCCGTACTTCTCATCTAAGTAGATTCTTAGATTTGCATCATCAGTATTACCCCATTGTGTCGCCTCGGCGTTCCACGGCAAACCACCCGTTATGTAGTTAAACCCATTAAACAGATTTTGCCATATATGGTTTTTCAACCTTGGGTCGTTCTCCAGAATAGCAATAATATTGCTTGCCGTTGATTTGATGCTGCCTTTCTTGTCAAAGTCTAATTCAGCCATCCACTTGTCGGCGTTTTCAGATACTGCGCTGTCTCCGGCTTCCTCTGCTTCGATGTCGGCAAAATCATCATCGGCCTGGCCCTGTCGTTCCTTAGTAAGTAAGATTCTTACTTTTTTGTCCTTGGCTACGAAATCCTGCATTTTCAGGTACGACGGCAAACGTGTGTTATCTGTTATCTTCGTACCCTCATCCTGCACACCAAATAAATGTATTCGGCAAAGGTCGAAAGCGTTGCAAAGCTGCTTACTCGCCGGGTCTGTTTCGTGATTGCTGTATGCAAACTTACCCTCATAGCAAACCAAACCTGCCGCCACGCTACCATTAATGTAGGTGTATCGCCCATCGTGGGCGGTCTTCTCGTACACATCAGGTAGAAACGTGTCGATTGCATCCTCTATTGAGTAGGCACGGCAAAAAGCACCAATTAAGCCGGGCTTTTCGGTCGGATCACCTACCTTTTTCAATTCGTGTACGATGATGTCACCCTCTCGGCTCGATACTGGCCATAGTGCCACATCTTTATAGTCGTGGTACTGCTTTAGAAATTCATCAACGTTGCACGCCTTGCCGTCTTGGTACTCAAACACATATTCGCCGTCTCTGCTTGTAGATGGATAATAAAACAATCTCGCTAACTGATAGGTGGTATCGTCGAACACCTCAATATTAAGTTTGCTTGCTATCATCCTGCAAAGCGGCTCGTATTCATCTGGGCGTACCTGACGGCTCAATGGGAACACCAAACGAAAGCGTGGGTTTTCCGGCGTGTGCTTGTGTGTGCTGTAAATCATCGCCGCAAAGTCAAAGTTTAACGTGAACTCATCCCAAAGGTCGGGTGTACCGTAGTCAATATCAAGCGTGGCAATACTTCGCCACATCACGTTAGCGGTCTTTCGTGTGCCACCTGATAGGTAGCCACCGACAAAACCGCCCACGTCCTTGATACTGCTTTGCTCCTCCCTGCTCATCTTGGCGTACTCGCTTACGCTTTCCGTTGTTCGCTTCGTTTCGCTGCATCGCTCTACCAACTTCGCCCATGTGGTCGCTTTGTTCTTCCACTTCTTTGCCATACGGCTATGGGCTGTTGCTATGTCGATTGGGAAATCATTGTTTAACTTTATCTGTACCATGTGTCAATCTTTCTAAAGATTCATACGATAACTTATCTAAGATACCTTTAAAGTACTTAGCATCTTCCTCGGTGCTTGCCTTGATAGTAACCGGGCGCATACCTGTTTTGCCTATTGGTGGGTGTACCACTAACTCAAATGGTCGTGGCTCATCGTCCAACTGCTCGAATAGGTATTTAATGTTGCTTGCCTTAAATACCATAAACCTTATGTATTTGAAATCTTTTGCCATATTGTTTTACTTTTTAAGATGATCGGGTAAAAACGAAAGTATATGCTTTATAACCTCTACCGTCCAACCATTGCCCAACATACGGTATTGTTGTGTTTCTGATACTTCCCATTTATACCACTCTGGTATAGTTTGCAGTCGGGCGCACTCTGTCGGCGTTAATCGTCTGACTTGCAGCCCCCCCACTAAGGCGTTAATCGTCTGCCCTCCGTGTCCGTTCATCAAAGCCGGGCTTTTGCCATCAGCTGCATAAACTCGGTTTTGTTGGTATGGCTGTGTGCCTCCACTTTCACGGCTCGGGTTTATCTGCTTGATTCCGTCTTTTGGCTTGCTCACTAATAAATTATTTTGTTGCCACGAATTAGCGGATAACGTAGGCGACTTTTCGGTATTGATAGCACCTTTGTTTTTGCCACGTGGTCGTTGCATTATCAAATTATCTTTTGCCACTGTCGTTAAACAGTTGGTCTTACCGGGGTTCGGGCTTTCCTCAAAGTGTTGTGGCTCGCCTCGGTATGATCTGCCCCTTTGGGCTACACAAATTAAGTCTTTCACACTACGCCCCCCCACTGTCAATGTACACATTTTGTCTGTTTCCTTATGGAAAATAGCCTTAAAGCCGTTGCCGTGTTCCTCCTGACGTTTGTTGTATGCTAATAACTTTTCTACATATTCAGGACTAAGGAAATATTTTTTATCGACTTCATCCTGTAAGATGTCTTTTATAAATATGCGTCGGTCTGTCGGCTGTGGTATTGCGCTATGAGGCAAACCGAATAAATCACACTGCGCCAATTTGATGTTAGTCCAATAGATACGTTTTCTAACTTGTGCTGATACCAAAGCACTATTTATATGAACGCCTACGATACCCAAAGCCTCATTAATAACCGCCTCCAATCGCTTGCCCATTTCAACATTTTCAAGCATAAATAAGATGTTCGGGTTTGCCTCTCGTAGCTCATTAAGTATTCTGACGTACTCCCAAAATAAGTAACTTTGTCCCTCAAACTCAAAGCCCTGTTGTTTTAATTCCAGATACCTTGTTAAGGTCTCGATTTGTTCTTTGCTTTTGGTACTCATTCCTGCACGTTTTCCGGCAAAACTAAAACACTGGCATGGACTGCCACCTATTAGCAAATCAATTTTGCCCAAACTCTTAGCGTCCACTTGTCTAACATCGCCTAACTGCACGGTGTCGGGAAAATTCGCCATCGTGTTTTGGATTGCAAACTTATCTATTTCGCTTGCATAGTATTTATCAATCGTTACGCCCAATTCCCTTAATGCAATTTGTCCGCAACTCATGCCGTCGAATAAAGAAAGAATAACCATATTATAAGTACCAAATCTTAAAATACCGCCAATCTATGCAACCGGGGCACTGCTCGCAAACTTCACACTCCGATAGCTTACAAACTCCATAACCGGGTTTGCCTTCATCAGGATCGTATGATAGGCACGTTTTGCAGTACATCTTTTTCATAATTGGCGGTATTGGTGAATAATGGCACGGCTTTCGCCGTGCTAAAGATTAAAAACTAAAATATTAAGGGCTAAAAAATAAATGCTGACACTGCCCTAACTCTGTACGTGCCGCTGGCCTTAGCGCTCCAACCGCTCGTACTACCGACGCTGAGGTACAGACCCCATGCGTAGGTAGCACTGCCCTCGGTAGAAGTCCAATACCAACGGTCTTGCAGTTCATCGCCCTTGGCAAACTCCAAAGCTGCATTGATAGCCTTTTTGTTGATAAAGATACGGTACAACTCGCCTAAAGATGGTATGTACCAATCATCGGCTAACTTTATCTGTGGATTCAGGATATTACGCAAATGGTTGGTGTTTCTTGCTCCGTCCATATCTGCTACTGCATCGTCGTAGTTGTCTGTATAGTAGGCTTGGTCGTTCTCCTCGTTACCATTTGCCTTTGTTGTTAGTGTAATGCCATCGCCGTTAGCTTCATCGTGCAAAGCTATTTTAATGCCAAAGCTACCCATCTTCAAACCGATAGCTACTACCTCGCTATCCATGTTGTCCTCTTTGGTGTACTCCAGTTCAAACAAAGTTGCTTTGCCGTCGGCGTGTACCAAATAGATGCCGTCTTCCATATTGCCAGATTTTGGTAACTGCGCCTGTTTGGTTTTTTCCCACTCTCTAAACGCTTTCATTTCCTCGGCGTTTCTGAAACGTAACATATCGGCTTGTTCTTTTGTTAAACGGAATTTGCCGGTGATAAATTCTTCTGCCTCTATTGCATCTTTGGTACTTCCACACCATTGCAATAAATCAAAACGGAATTGTTCTTTATCCGATAAACAATTATATTTCTGTATCTCCATTTTTGTATATGCTTTAATTGTTTAACTAATCTTCTTTGTACCACGCCCACGCTGCAAATTTCGCATCTGCCACTATCTCATCAGTAATAAGCTGCTCGATTTGGCTTGCATACGCCCACATGATAGGTAACTGTGGCTCCTGGGTTTCGGCTTTGCCGAAATCACATTCAGCCGGAACGACGTTACTATGGTGAAACGTCATTAATCTGCAAAGCGGATATTTTCGTTTGCCAACCTTGAAAAGTAAATATATTGGCACATTCTTTTTAGGGGCCTCGGTCGCCTTATGCCATTCTACTTTGATGTCTATTGTTTTGCTTTTTGCCATATTGCTTTATTGTTTAATCTTTTAGATAATATGGGGTGGTGTACCCTGCACCTTTGAGCGGCAAATCTTTGCACCACGGTATAGGCTCGCTAAACAAAGCCTCAACCATCGGTAACGTCTGGCCTTTCGTAGCCTCAACGATGATCTCATCGTGTATATGGAAAACTACGTTTAACCCTCGCTGCTCGGCTCTAAGTATCACACAACCTAATATGTCACGTGCCGTAGCCTGTACGATGTTCTCGGTTAGCTTACCGCCGTAGGTTCTCAATTTTCCCCACTTCTTCGTTTTTTGGTTCAAACCCTCATACTCGATAATTTCGTGGTCGCCTCGCCAACCGTCGTTTGTCTCGATTCCAACCTCCGTGCGTGGGTAACAAATAGTCCTGCCACTTGGTAGGGTAATTAGTAACATACCCCAACGATAACCGATTACGATACCTTGTTGTATTGTTATGCTTCGCCCTGTCTTAATGGCTGTGATAGCTGCCTTTTCAACGGTACGCCATAACTTAACGATATGTGGGTTACTGTCTCGCCACTTGTTTACGATGTCTTTTTCCTCGGATTCTGTTAATCCCAACTTCTTACCGCCCATCGCTTCCAATGCCGATACACCGCCATTGTAGCCCAAACCCAAAACGGCTACTTTGCCTTTTGGTCTTAAATCTCCGTTGGGGCCGTGCTTTTGCACTGGCACACCAAACATTTTGCTTGCAGTCTCACAATAGATGTCGTGCCCGGCTCTGAAAGCGTCCAATACCCATGTTTCCCCGGCTATCCATGCTATCACACGTGCCTCGATCGCTGAAAAGTCGCATACGTGGAACGTGCAACCGGGCTTGGCTATGAAAGCGGTACGTATCAACTCGCTAAGTACTTGGGTAACGTTTCCGTAGTTCATTTCAAACTCTTCCAAATCACCCTGCTTTACCAAATAGCGTGCATCATCCAGACTTTCCAGATGGTTTTGTGGTAGGTTTTGCAACTGCACCAAACGCCCTGCCCATCTGCCTGTACGTGCTGCACCGCAAAACTGCAACAAACCATGTACTCGGCTATCCTTGCAGACACATTTTTGCATAGTTGTGTACTTCTTATTAGAAGTCTTACCCATTTCTCTACGCAAAGCCAAAACTTTCTGCACCTTGGGCCAATACTTAAACTGTACCTCGTAGTCGTCCAAATTCTTTTTGTTGAGGCTATCAATAGTAAACCCGGTGTTCTCGGATATGTATTGTTTAATCTGTCCGGGGCTATTGGGGTTACTCATGCCTGTAAGTTTTCGGGCTTCTGCAAATAGCTCATCTTTGTATAGCTCATCAAATCGGGCGGCATTGTTTACCAATACTTGGTCTATCATCACGCCACGGTCGTTAATGTGCTGATCGGCTGTGTACAAATCTTCGTCAAACTCTGGTGCTTCCAATCTCCTGACCTTTTTTAAGATGGCTTGCTCTACGTCCACGTCTCGGATATTGTAGGCTTTGAACGTTGCCCATTTGTCGGGCGCATCGCTCGGCTTGTGCCGGATCATCTTTGTTATGCCCTGTTTGGTTTGCTTGTTCGGAACACTAAAGTATCTTATCAGGGCTTTACCCTCTGTCATCTTTCTGTCTTCCAGTTTAAGCACCTCACCACATTGAGCCAACGAAAGCGGCAAACCCATTCTGGCGGCTCTTACCATCGTACATCGCCATTGTCTCGGGTCTAATCGCCCTTTGATGCCTAAATACACGCCGATACAAATACGCTCAAAAGCTGCATTGAAAGCGGTCTTTATTACCTCGGGGTCGGTTAATGCTGCTTTGATGTCCGGCGGCAAAGTTTCGCCGCTTGCAAAGTCCACACATTTCGCCGGACCACCGTCCACGCTATACCCAAAAAGCAATATGGTAAAGTCTTCGGCTTCCACGTACTTGTAAACGCCACACTCGGTTAGGTCGTTGCTACTATATGTTTCGATGTCTATGCCTAATTCTTTCATACGCTTTGTTGTTTGATTACCTCGGCGGCTTCCTCTTTCCACCGCCGGGGGCTACTACATTAACATTTTATCGTAGAGAAAAAAGCACTTTACAAATCGTCGTCGTCCTCGTCGTCGATGCCGTCCAAATCGCCAAAGTCGCTTTCGGCTGATACTCTGCCGCCAAAATGGTCGTCGTCCTTGAACTTCATAATGTTGTTGAGGCCGCACGCTACGCCCTTGTTGCCGCTCACGTCGTAGCCGTAGAAAGTTACCGACACAATCGCCCAAACGCCGCTGTAAACTTCTTCTTCGTCCACAATAGGCACTTTCTTTCGATCAACTACGCCTGGGCGTGTGTTGCTCTTGGCGTTCACATAGTAGTGGTCTTCGTAAACCTCATCGTCCTTTTCGTCACCGTCACGCAAAGCCATATCAAGTTTTTTAGGCTCTTTGCCTCCCCACTTTGCTACGATAGCGGCTTTCTTAGCTGCCTCAATCGCCTTTTTGATGGCCTCGATAGTCTTCTTTTCAGACTTCGGAATCAAAACGTTAGTCATATACTTGCCTTCTCCGCCATCTTCTGGGGTGTACTTCTCAAATACGTGGGTGTAACTAAGGCGGCATGGGCCAAAAATTACCTTAGTGTCATTAACTACTTTAGGGTCTATCATAATTGTATGAATTTAAAATGTTAAACTTAAATGTCTTTAAAATCGTCTGCGGCCTGATTAAACGCCGGGCGTTTATCTGATTCGGGCACTAACGTTGGTTTGCCTTGTGGCTTGTTGATGTACTCGGCGCAAATTGCACCAAAGCGTTTCTTACCAATGAGCTTCTCCAAATCGGTAATACTTCGTAGCTCGGTAGGCTTAATGTAGGCTTCTTTTGCAAAGCCCTCTTTGCCTAAAAGTTCCATCACGGCGGTTGGGTTTGTTATCTTTCTGATACTGCGCCCCTCAACGATTTTGAAACCTTGATACTGTACGCCACTTAATGCCTGTTCCAAACTGTACTCCTCAACTCCAGTTAGCCACGTTTTGAACGTCGAAAGCAAAGGTAGTATAGTGCTTTCCATTACTTCCTTGCTAATCTTACGTGGGTCTGGGTTGGCTTGCTGTGCCTCGATACACATAGACGATAGGGCTTTGCAGTTTGCTTTAACCTTGCAGAACTGACACCAATTGCCCGGCTTTTGCTTACCTCCGGCATAGGCTTCGTTGGCTTTTGGTTGCAGCTCATCGACTGCCCAATTAATGAGGTCGGCGGCATCTAACTCGAACTCCGAAAGATTATCAATACGTGGTTGTACGATAGTCATGCGTACCTTACGTATGTCGTACTCAAAATTAAATAAGTCCCATGCGCCCAAAGCGTAAATCGTCATTTGTGGATTTTCCACGGCTGACACCTTTACACCCTTGCCATACTTAAAGTCGATAACCTCCATCACACCATCGGCGATAATGATAGCATCCGACGTGCCGAAAGCATCAGGCACATAGTGACTAAAATCTAACTTGACCTCAACCAATAATTGTGCGTCCCTGGTCTTAGCTCGGGCGGCGTTGAACTTTTCCAGTACGATAGTCTTGTACGTATCGGTGTACTCGTCCATTTCGCCACTGTGGTACTGCTCGTCTAACTGCGCTATCTCGGCTTTTTCCTCATCCACAGACAAACCCAAAAACTCTTTCAGTTTCTTGGCGCAATAGGCGTGGGCTAACGTTCCCTCCTCTGCAAAGGTGCTGCCCTTATCCTCCACGTCTTTTTCCAGAAGTGGGGCGGCGGTACAATTCATCCAACGATGTGCCGCACTTGGTGATAATAAAGCGTGTTTACCTGCCATAATTGTATATGCTTAAATGTTGTTATTAAAATGGGCAATTTGAACCGATCGTGCCGTCTTCCATTATCTGTAAACCGTTGCACTGCTCAATGAAATCTGCAATCTTATCAGGTGGCAAAGCACTCGGTTTTTCAGCACCTAACAAAGCGGCTATGTTCTTGAACTGTGCCGTTAATGGCTTGTGATACTTCTTGTATGCCTCGCCGTTGGTGTTCTCCTTGTAGTCTTCGCCCTCGATACGCTGACGTGTTACGTGCATAGCCGCCCTAACGTCTTCGGCGGTTAATGGCTTCTGCTCTGCCTCTGCCTGGGCTTTGGCCTGGCCCTCATTCTGTGGGGCGGCTTCCTCGGCTTTGGCTTTTTCCTGCTCGGCAACCTGCTCACCGTTGGCATCGGCTTCGTTGGCTGCTGCCTCCTGCTGTTCGTCTCCGGCTGGCTCCTTGGTAGGCTCCGGCTTGTCGGCGGCTGCGTCCTCTTTCTTCTTTCTGCCTCGCTTGTTAGTAGGCTGTTGAGGCTGTGCCGGGGCGGTGTCCTCTGGCTTGTTATCTACTTGTCCGTTTCCGTTGAGTGCTTCCTCGGCGGTCGGCGCAACTGTTGGTCGGTGGCTCAAAATGGCATTTACCAAAGCCACGATTTCGGGTGTTACACCCAAATTGACCTGTACGTTAATACTAAAATCTGTTTTCATCTTTGTATATGTTTAACGATGTTACTTATCTTCGTTGATGTACTCCAATAGCTCATCTATCTTTCTGTGTTTCGCAAACCATACGTACAAACGTATGTCGATATATGCGAGTGCTACGGCTGTAAACTTGGAATAGATCACTAACTCCCAATAGTTGGGGTTATCATTGTGTGGCATCCCAATCAGATTAAAAAAAGCGATAAAGGCAATAGCCATCATTAGCCAATAACGCCAATTCTCCATTACTTTTTTCATACGGCTTAATTTTTAAAGATACATTGATTTCCAACACTTGATTATTTCCGCCCCCGTAGTGATTAAGCCTTTTCCAGCTTTTCTAACTCTGAACTTAATAAGCCCATCGTTAGCGTACCGGGCGACGGTGTGCCGATCCACGTGCAACGCTTTGGCTGCTTGCCCTTGGTTATACAAACCATCTGGCTCTACTTCGGGTTTGGTGATAATCATATAGCGTTACGTGTGATGGTTAGTGTGTTGGCTGTATAGTCCGTTTTAACGCTGAACTTGCAGCCCATCAAATTTTGAAACTGATACGTTAAAGCCTTGCCGTTGTCGCACGCTTTCGCATCAGGTAGGTAAAACGTTTTCGTCTTTCCTACGTCAATTGACCGCAAATCGTCACGTGTCAATTTGATTGCTTTTCCTGTTTCGTCTGCCATAAAAGTATAAATTTTATTAAAATTACTTACTTAGTTACTTATACCTTTGGAGAAAAAGAAAAACTGCCGTATATTTGCAGTTGGGTTTATGGTATGTTGGGCAAAATGTCCGACAGCCTTTCTTGTACTCGTAAGGTTAGTTACTTACTTATTTCGAGTGCAAAGATATTGGTAATAATTGGAATTTCCAAGAATTACCAATTATTTTCGTTTGTAATTAATGGTATTTAATGGAAATTAAAGGAAATTTGCACAAAATGGAACAAAAAGACCTTATCAAACGACTTAGTGATTACATCGAATATGATGCACTAACCAAACCAACCACCTTTGCAAAGGGGGCTGGTATAGACCCATCAGGGTTTAGTAAGATGCTAAAGGGGCAACAAACCATAACGGTTGATACCCTAAAAAAGATTGCTCATGCTTATAACATAAACCTCAAATGGCTTATGGATGGTGTGGGGGATGTGTATGCACGTGAAAGCGTGCCTGAACTGGAGCAAAACAACGAGACACGCCCACGTATTCCCATGGCGGTTGTTGCCGGACTTCTTACAGGCTTTAGTGATAGTATAAAATCAAGTGATTGTGAACAAATGCCGATTATTAAGGCTTTCCCACCATACGACTGCACAATGATTGTTAAGGGTGATTCAATGGAGCCTAAATTTGAGGGCGGCGACGAAATAGCAATAAGAAAGGTTTGTGATGTTATAGAATGGGGTAAAACCTATGTTCTTGATACTCGGGACGGTGCTGTACTTAAACGCTTGTATGATAATGGTGATAACTTTAAGTGTGTTTCATTCAATCCTGAATATCCAGACTTTGAGGTTTGCAAAGCCGATGTGTTCGGTATTTATAAAGTTGTAGGACTATTAAGAATATAATAAGGTATGAAAAAGGTATTAATTACATTGCTGCTTATGCTTGCAATGAGCGCAAATGCGCAAATCAACAATTTGGATGAAATAGAGATACAGGGCAAATGGGACGTTTACGGCTTTGGTGGCTCTTTCTCCAATTTTCCGTTTGAGTATCGTTTAGGTAACACACCTAAGTATCTGGAACTAAAGGACGGCAATTATACACGTTTCTATTTTCCTAATAATGATTGGATGTTTAAGGGCTATTGGTTGAGTTGTTCACAAACAGGGAAATACATTTTGCATTTGCTTCCATGGAATAGCGAAAGCGTTGTTAATTTCGTGGTTACGATGTTTGATAATGGCTTGTTGCATCTTTCTACCTACGATGAAAAGGGATGGATCGAGTTACGTAAGTCTGACACTGACGGTATAGAAAACGTTTCCGTGGACACTTCTAAAGCCGATACAAAAAGATACAACCTAAATGGCATTGAAGTGGGTGAAAACGCTAAAGGTATCGTAATCAGCAAAGGTAAAAAACAATTGAAATAAGCTATCTATATTCGGCACGCTCGGTTATTGTCTGGGCGTGCTGATATAAATAGACTGCTGCAAATTTTCAGCAAACAAAAATTAAGCAAAGATAATTATTTGATTATCAATATATTACAAAAGTAATATTTATATAAAGAGAAGAAGATAGAATTTGGCATGGAGGTTCTTGCTGCGATGGATACGCATCTTCAGTTTTTTGTCGATGATGTCCTGGCAAAACTGGAGGATACCTCTTTCCGTCTGCTCATCATAGCCTGCGTTCTTCACTTCTTCAACGAAATCGTGAGAATAGGCATCGATGACGGCTTGTTCATCAATCTGTCCGAAAAAGAGTTTGGATTGCTTACGGAATATGTTGTCGATATTGATACCTACCAATATCTGTATCTTTTTGACGTGTTCAAATTCCTCACGAAGTTTGAAATAGCCCGAACTTCGGAAATATCCTACTACTGCCTGAAAGGTATGAAAATCAAGCATGTTGTGGGCTATTCCCTTGAACTTCTCGAACAGGGAATTATCTGGAGTATTATTAAAAAACTTAGTGCTCATCTGTCTGTATCTCCTTAG